AAATATAGAAATTAAGGCGTTTTTTTGGCCTCAAAATCGACCTCTTTTTTGGGTCATTTTTCGACCCTAATTTTGGACCCTAAAAATCAACCCTATTTTGACCCCCAAATTCCGACCCACCCAAACCGCGCGCAAACGCACTTTTTGATGTACCAAAAATGACCTACTTTTCGACCTCTTTTTCGGACTGTAAAATCGACTCCAAAATTTCCCATCTATATCCACAAATACTAAAGCATATGAGAATAAAAGACTTAGATGCCTTCGGGCCAACCTTCCTGATCTTCGTGCTCGCGGTAATATCCTTAACCGTGCTACTGGTGGTGACTCGACCTACAGAGCAAACAACCCAACAGACCGAAGTAGTGGACACTGCAAATCGTTTCAGTCCCGTCTACTGGAACACCATTGTGATCCCCTCGCTCATGAAGACGGCTCCAACCCCTCCAATCCGATAACTTATGGGACTACGTAAACTATTCATCCTCCTGTGGCTGGTTGGATATACCGTCCTATCTATCTCCTTCCAGGCCACCTATAATCCCCACAAGGTATTTGCTATTTGCATCCTTAGTACTATGGTATTTTTCGGATTGGAGTATTTGTTGAGAGCATTGAAGGGTCATAAATAATAGCACCAAAACAGTGCGGCTCACATAATCGCGCCAGGACGCGCGATCTCAGTGCGACCTATACTAATGGTCCATTTTGATATTTGAAGCGCATAGACGCGCCTTAAAATGCGAAATAAGCTATGTTTAAGTTTGATCGTCCCTCCGGGCTTTAGGAAAATGACTATAAAATGTGGTTTTTCTTGTTTCACAGGAAGTTTTTCTCTGAAATTTCTCAGCACCTGTAAAAAAATCCAAGCTCATTACGATATATAGTTGTAATAAGACAACAACAGGAACAAAAATGGATAAGAAAATTTCGAATAAAGAGATCTCGGTCTACGTAGCAGTCATCCTCGTGATCCTTATGGCCATAGTGATTGCCTGTAACCCAGGGATGGATGAAAACATCAGTGCTCTCAAGCAGTTCCTCGGAGCAGCTATCGAGCTCGCTGGAGTGGCTTCCATCTTCTACCTCGCCTATGTGTTTGTGAACTGGATTGACAAGAACTAATGGCAACTCTACAATGGTCGCTAACGGCATCAAGTAAAGCACCCGACTACCTGCTCGAGGAGTACTCGGCCCCTCTATACAACAGTCTGGGTAGACCTCTTCTATATATGGCTATCAGTCATAGCAAGAGTACCAAACCGGGATGGGAGCATGATTGGTACAGCCTACACCTGTGCTTAGCACCTACCCCGGACTCGGATGACCACTCCAATAACCTATTCCTCGGAGAGGGTAGTTCGGTGGAGGAGCTCCAAGCTCTGGCCGAGGAGCAAAGAAAATTTCTGGCTTCAGTATTACAGGGGTAACATTTACGCGCGTATTGGTGATATTATATATAGAGCAAAGCGCTATTGCATAGAGCCATTAAGGGGAGAGTAGCTCAGTTGGTTAGAAGCGCCGGACTGTTAATCCGGAGGTCATAGGTTCAACCCCTATCTCTCCCGCTATATTTTTTAACAATTTATTTAACAATTATGAGTCAAATTGATGACATCCTGGGTTTCGACCCCTCGCAGCTCTCCGTTTTCAATGAACCCAAGAGCAATTCGTTTGTAGACCCTACCATCTACAAGCCCAATCCTAAATTCGCTACTTCGGAAGATGGTGTATACCGTTCCAAGGTACGAATCATCCTTAACCCCCTGTCTCCCAAGGACACTATCGTTCCACAGGCTCAGTACTGGTTGCGTTCTGTTGACGGTTCTCGTCCTGTCTTCTCTTCCCTGAGTATCGGAGACAAGAACTGTCCTATCTTCAAGGCGTGGAAGAGTCTTTGGTACTCCGATGACGAGGAGAAGAAGGAACGCTCCCGTGAGATCTTCCAGAAGAATGAGACCCAGTGGGTTCTCGTCCAGATCCTCGAAGACAAGAATCAGCCGGAGCTGGTCGGTAAATTCAAGGTAATGAAGCTCGCCAAGGACATCTATACGAAGATGGTAGACCTGATGAATCCTTCTGCGGAATCTGGTAAGACTCCTTACCCCGTGGCAGACTACGTCGTCGGTCTGGAGCTGAGTCTCGTGGTCCAGCCCGGCCCAGATGATCCCAAGGCTCCTGAGCGTAAGCAGAGAGAAATCTCCTATACCCTCTCCAGCTTCGGTAGCTATGCTCCAGTGATCAAGACGGATGGTACTCCCCTCCTCACGGACGATGAGATTGAGCTTGTGGATGCTTATGTCACGGCCAAGAACGACTCCGTATCTGGTAAGACGGCTAAGAAGCGCGATGAAGGTGCTGCTAAGCTTGCTGAGCTCCAGCCACAGCTCCGTCCCATCTACGAAAAGGCTATTGAGTATGTCAAGGAAAACCTTCGTGATGACCACGGGGATATCATCGACCTCCAGAAGAAGTGTGGCTATACCCCATGGGACGAAGAAACGACCAAGTTCGTAGACCAGTGGATCGCCGTGGTGAAGGCTGATTTCGATCCTGCTAAGGTATCTTACCACGATCTTCCTACCCTCACAGCCGCTAAGGCTAAGCCCGAGGCAAAGGCTGAAGTGGAAGTGGAAGTGAAGGTAGAGGAACCTGCAGCTCCTGCCGAGGACCCCGGAATTGGGTTACCTTTCTAAAATCTAAGGCATAATCTTCTATATATAGGGGAGGGATGAATAATCTCTCCCCTATTTTTATGGTAAAAAGGAATCACCAATATAGCATCACGATGGATTTTGTCAGGGATATCGCCATTGTGTATATCAAAGATGATGAAACCTACGTGAGTACCATCTCCATCCCAAAAAAGGATCTTAATCTCCCAAAAGTCATTGACCGAGATGGTTATGCCGTCCTTTATAACGACCGAGATGGTTACGAGGCCTGGGAGCTGACCCTCTTCGACCTCAACAAAAACCCCATCGTCGTACCGGTAATAGTGCTGAAGGAGCTCCGCACCTACGTGGTGGATGACCTGAGACATGCAGTGGGGAAGTTGGAAAGGCTTCATATTCATTGGGGGGAATTTATCCACATCCTTGATTATGAGTACCCTACTCTCTGGGGGACGGAGACCGACCATTGGACCTTTGAGATGGTCACCCCGGCTCTGTATAAGATCACGAAGAACGGGGAGAGATACTCTCTCACGGATGACCCCTACGGGACGAGCCCTATAGAAGCTATCTATCGTCATCTGTATAAGGTATATAAGCCACTGGAAACGCTATGAAACCCCTGGACCAAACCAAAAAATATACCTACCACTCCAATACATCCCATGGGTTCTGTGATCTCACCATCCTTTTGGGTGATAAGAAGGATTACTACGATGATACCTTTTTCCACGAAGGTTTCCTCCCCAAGGATTTTGGAGAGGAGAGGTTTAGGACCGGGGAGATAGAGGTCATTGACTCCTCTAAATCAGCCAAATACGACCTCCTCCGACTCTACTACGGGCACGGTAAGAGTTTCTGTATCCTACGGTACAGTCATTACAAAAAAATGATGGTGTCCTCCCCCACCTATACGCGAGATTTCCTGAGGCAGTTGATCATCCCCCGGGGTCGGGATGTGGAGCTTTTTGTCAAACGACCATCTATCTGGGGAGAGGAAGAAGACCATTGGAAGTTTGTCGGGGATAATGGGTTTGGTCAAACCCGATGGGAATGCTTCCTCAATGGTAAGTCATTTATGGGAGGGGCACTCCTTTGCAAGGCCTCGTGGCAGGGTCGTATCTTCGAGCATTATGAGGATCTCCTGACGATGTAAAAAATGGGGCACTTCTCCTATTTATAAGTATTAATAACAACGACTATGTACGAGAATGTAAACAAAGCCCACCCTTATATTGAGAAGGAACTGGAGGGGATAGACACTTACGACCGGGTCATCCTATACGGTAAGGCCGGTCGATCTATGGCCATCGAGAGACCATTTATCCTGGACGAACCCGTCACGACGGGAAATATGTCCGAGTATGAGGTAAAAGAGATCCGACCCCTGTTGTTCCAGATTACCAAGGGAGGGAGTAAATGGCTCGTTGGCTCTAAGAATTACGCCTGTGGGTGCAGGGCTGCTTTGCAGAACTTCCCCCGACCCGACCGAGGTCTTCGCACCTCCAAGGGCAACCGACCTCTGTGGGTTCATAGTGAGGTGGAGAATACCGTCGTGAGTAATGACCTAATCCTTACCAAGAGTAATGGTAATCGGGTGGAGATTCGCACGGAAGACCGACTGGTCACCATACAGGTGGGGTACAAATTCTCCACGGTCCTGTTCTGGGAGAGTCGTAAATTGGTCAAAAAGGAAGAGATAGGCGATCTCAATACAGCTTTATATATGGCAGCTAAATTCCTCGGAAAGCCGGTATATCACCACCTTTTTGTTGTATGCCCGTAGCTATGTTCTTCAATTCGGTCTATTTACATCATACCAACTCCACCTTCATCAACATCTACGACGATCCGATGAACTCTGGCCTGGAGGAGAGTGTGATGATCCCCGGTCTGAAACTGGATGTATTCCTGGGAGATGCCCTGAGATACCGGCGACAACCAGAGATTGGTCTTAGGGTCTATCGGTTGTCCGAAGACGGGGTATTCCAAGGCTTTCTGATTGTCCTCGACGGGGTCGGGGTGAAGTTCACGAAGAACGTGACCCCTTATCTGGATCGAATTAAGGAGCTCACCATTCGACCTGAGATGGAGTTACGAGACCAGGATATATTCGGTGGGTCAGATAATTGGGTATTTGACCCTCACGGTCATCAGTTATCCGCTGTGCTCAATCAAAATACCCAGGGAGATAGATCTCGGTTCGAGTGGCAGCAGTATTTGTTTAACCATTACGGAGCGCTGGAGGAGATATAAAATGCTTCCTTATAACAAATTAGACCCTATACCACCAAGCGAATGTTATGTGGACTGGGAATGGGATATGGTAATCGTAGGTGGACCGTGCGAATCTGATCTTATCCCCGTGGCCGATCTCCCCTTTGACTATCTCGACGCCGAAGGAGAGGTAATGACGGTATTTGTCAGCGAGATTCTGAATATCCGTATTGACTACGTGGGGCTGGGAAGGATATTTTACCTCGTCAATCATACCTCCGGATGGCAAGCAGTAGTATACCCCGAGGATTACAGGGAATTGATGATACAGATCCATAAGGTCCTACGCCTTTGGAACTACCTTTTTACGGATCAGACTATTAGAATAGAGTTTACCACCACCGATCAATGGGGTACGGTCACCGAGGTCTGGGAAGCTGGAAACAACCTCCTCAGGAAAGATGGGGAAATCCAACTTACCATACAGTTAAGTAATATAATAAGGAGATATTTATGGGTATAGGGTGGTAAAAACTGCCCGGTCTTCCCTATAATGGATATGGAAACACGAGATATTAGATCCAAGGAATGTATGTTTGCAGTGCACCGGGGAATGGTGGATGGCATCCACATTTCTGTAGTAGGTATTTACCACCATGGGTCGGTATATGACTCGATAGACGTACTGGGTAGGGTAGAACTTTCCACCGGAATGATTACCCAACCCCACTACGACCCCCGCAAGGGGATTGCTATTTACGGACTTTATTCGGGCCACGACAGCATTTATGTTGGTTATATTGATGGTGTTGGAGCCGCGATCATCGAAGACCCTAATGCTTTCCTCCAGAACCTTGAATACTTCGAAGTGCCTGCACTGTATGGTAGGAAGAAGGTAAAGGATATTACCTCCGGAGACCTCTGGGGGGCGAATGAAGACCACTGGGAATTTATACCAACCCAGGATGGTATGATGGTATTTCTAAATGGATCTCACCAAGGTAGGTATACCCGGGAGGATATTCAGACCTTGATTTATAGGAAGTATAATGTCTTTGAGATGCTATAAAAACCGACCCAGGTTTCCTATATATGACTATGGCAATAAAAATAATTCCAGACAACTGTTTCTTCAAGGTATACGACGCCTGTGATGTGGGTGGAGTACCGATGGTCTATATCCCGGTGTATAAAAAGTCTATGAACCTCGCCTCTGTCGGCTCCGGTTTCATCCTTCCCCGGGAGACTCCTATTGGTCCTATATACCTCTCCACCATAGCCCACGGAGACATTCGACAGACCCGGTCAGTATCCGGTCATTATGCTATTTTGGAGCTTACCACCGACAACACCTATTACATTGCCTATATCGACGGGGTGAACTATGGTTGGATCGCCGATCCGAAGGCCTTTGCTAAGAAGATGAAGGCTTATCAACTCCCCCGGAGGTCCGGTACGATGGAGATAAAGAAAATCACCATCTGGGGAGAGGAGACTGAGACCTATGAGGTCCTCTGCTCCCCAAAATTCATCCATATCACCGGTCCCAATGGTTATGAACTTGAAGGAACTAATCGAGGAGAGGTCCAGAGAAAATTCAACCTCCACCATAACCCTTTTAACACCTTGTAAATATGAAAGGCACTAAAGTACCTCACGGCCGAAGGACGCAAGACACTAAAGTACCTCGCATACACTAAAGCATATGATATTTGAATACGATATTCTTTCTGGAGGGCCCTGTATCCTGCTCCTCAACCACCCGATGAGTATTTATAAGCAGGTGTGGCTTCCTAAGGAGAAGGGGCGTAAGGCAGATTACCCCTTTCCCAGATACCGGGAAGGTCGGGCTGAGCAACTGGATACTACCGGTTACGAGGCCTGGGAGCTTACGTGGGAGGAAACCTTTACCCATAATAAACACACCAGTTATCTCGTTATTATCCCTGGGTTTAAGCCGATTGTCTCCGACGAGCTCCCGAGAGGATCTCTTGACGCTCTCCTGTGGGCACCGAAAATGACCGTGGAGTCCTTCGACCAGTGGGGTATGGAGACCCATGAATGGCGATTCAAGAGAAAGTACTGGCTTTTTGGTCCTTGGGTAGGGTATCTTAATGGGGAGAAGGTTGGAGAAAATTCCCAGATTCTCTGGCAGAAGTACCTTTTGGAGAAGTACGATCCGTTTAACTAATATGGAAATCTCGCATACGAGCTCGCCCTTAAAATGGAAAAACTATTCGTTACCTCGATCTCAGGTCGAGAAGGGTACATCAAGGTGTATGAGGACCTCCCCATACTACAAATGAGGAATGAAGACTTTGCTCTTCCCAATGCCCCGGAGCATTTGATAAATTGTGAGGATGGGGTAAATGTATACCCCTATCTACAGTTCGTCATACCTAACCAGTTAGGCTGGACCGTATTTTATACGGTCTACTTATTATATTTCTCCACTGGTGGCCATAAGCACGAAGGCTACCTCGTGAATATCCCGACCGCTGGTAATAGGTATACCGAAGATTTGGATCCTTTGTTAGATAAGATAGCTACTCGTCATTTAGAAAAGTCCATGGACCTCATAAAGACTACTATCTGGGGAGAGGAAGACCACCATTGGGAGTTCAGATGTATTGGTGAGCCCACTAACGATGTGGGTGACGCCTACGAAGGCTTCCTCAACGGAGTAAGTCAGGGAGTAAAATTGTTAGTAACGTGGCAGAAAATGCTTCTGTCGGAGTATAATCCTTTTTCGATATGAAAGAAACTAAAGCACCTCGCATTAATATGAACTCCTTTTACAAAGCCCACAAGGTGTATGGAATGTCCAAGAATTATCATATAGATCGTGCCCAAGGACCCGAGCCCCATACGGGGACGACTCATACTTTTGTGACCTTCTCAGCTCATCAAGATCGTATTCACTACCCCCTTGGTGACGTCCCAAATAAGTTCCTAAGCACCAAAGACGGCTATTTTGAGACCGTGGCTCATTATACCGTACCATCTGGGATTGGGTCGGAGACCGTGGTATACAACGTATACAAGGTCGAGTACTACCGTTATGGTAAGTTAAAGAATGGATATCTGGTCCATATCTTCGATTTACCGATCGTGTATGTAAATGACCTGGGGGAAGCCCTGGATATCCTTGCGACGCGTCATATTGCTCCGAAGATGACTCTCCCTAAGGTCACTATCTGGGGCATCTCTGAAGATGCCTGGACGTTTGACTACACAGGTAGGTATCTTTATGAAGGCTTCCTCAATGGAGTAAGTCAGGGTGAAAAAAGCCTACTTGAATGGCAACAATACCTCTTTATTAACTACAATCCTTATGGCTCGCTTACCCCGTTATAACCTCACCTATGCCTATGCCGAGAGTGGGGAAATCTCCGGACGGAGCTCGCAACCTGCGGTTGAAATCAAGATATTGGATGGAGATCAGGTCGTGGATAGATTTGGTCGTGGGGGATCTCCCCGGGATCACCTTCCCCTTATGGTATGGGATGATAATGACGACACCGGAGTAAGGCTAATATCTTCCCCAAACGATTTTGGGTTGAGGATCTATACCCTGGAGGGTCACGAAAGCCAAGCCCGTTGCGAGTTCCTCAATAATACCATCGCGCAAATAGGACCAATAACGAAAAATCCCAAACCAAAGGTCGTCGTCACCCATGCCCTGGTCCTCCGAGGGGTCGGGGAGGTCTTTAACCAAGACCTCGGGGTCATCCGTCGGATTGAGGAGAAGATTTACTCCTTATTGATAGGCAATACCCTGAAGATCCCTACCCTTTCCCAGTGGGGAGAAGGGGAAGATGTGTGGAAGTTTGAGCCTGATGGAAACGACGATCGCTTAATCGCGAGCTGCAATGCAGAGAACCAAGGAACTAAGAGTTATTGGGAGTGGCAGACCTATATCTTCAAGAAATATGAGGTGCTAAACCCTGAGGTCCTGTAACTTTTTTAGCAGCTCCGCTGATATATAATATATATGCAGTACATTATTAGAAACCTCAAAGAAGGGACGACCCTGACCTCTACGGAAAGTTACGAAGAGGCCGGTCGATGGATAAGGGAGTACCTTTTAGATCATCCCGAGGTCAATCCCTTTGATTTTGCCTATTATACCTCATGCAGATAACGAATTTTGATAAGTTTTATTCCCTGGTGCATGTCATAATCGCTCTCCTCTTCTGGCTCTTCTCCGTCTTAGACCCAGATCTGCAGGAGTTCTATTATGATGGTCTCCTCGTACTTCCTTTTACCCTGGTGGGTTGTTTCCTTTTAGCAAGAATGTTCAGTGGTAAGCCTTAGTCCCAGATACGACCTTTTCCGTCTCCTCCTCCCGCAGGAGTTTATCCCCAAGGAGCTCCGAGACAAGTACGACCGACTCCTGAGTGAGAAGCCCCGAGTTATTACCAGGGCTATTGACCTCCTCAACGAGAGTATCCAAGGTATCTCTATGCCCGGCATCAGTGATCTGGTAGTGGATCAGCCACAGACCTCACGAAACCGCCTCGGTCATATAGAACCCAAACATGATAATTCTACCGTCACGGTAGACAACCCCCTGAGTAAGATCAGTAAGGAGGTCACCATCACGTTCCGTTTGGACGCCGGGTTCATCAATTACTACCTCCTCTACGAGACGGTCTTCCATAGGGTATGCAAACCGGAGAATTACAAGGATGGTACGGATATCTACTACGACATACTCTCTGAACAAGGGCAACCGATCTGTAGGGTATACCTCTATCAGTGTCATATTGACGCTCTCGAGGGTCTGGAGTTTTCCCATGAGAAGGTATCCAGAGAATCCAGTACTTTCTCTATGACCTTGAAATTCAATAACATAGACATCGAGTTTGATAATGTAAATCACCTGTAGGAATTCCTACATATATGTAGTCAGCGCGCATATGCGAGATTCCTATATATTTACATGCAATTACCAGGATTACGACTAAGAGTTCCACCAAGACTCGGGGAGACCAAACCCGGAGTCATTGGAGAGATGGGTGGCAAGGTCACCATCACCAGTTTTGTGCAGGCAGCAGGAGAGACCCTTAGCTTCCCCACACCGGACTGGGCCAAATCTGCTTATTTCCTCCGTACCAAACCTGGATGTGAATACACCGTGGTACAGGCGGATGCCTGGTATATGCTGGGGATTGTCGTGAGAATTACCAACTCGGAGGGCCCTCATGAGTTCGCCGTGTTCTTCAATATCTTCGGTTATACCCAGGTGAGTGACTTACGTGATCCGGGTAGTGATTTTGGAACTTTTTTCGTTCCCTGGGTAGAGTTTGTTAAGTCCCTCCAACGGAATTGGCAAGACCGGGAGGAGTTCCTCTTTGTCCAAGGGGATTTCTGGGGGTCTTTCTCGGAGGACCGTTGGGTTCTCACCAAACTGCGCAAGAGGTGGAAGGCCACCCACGTCCCGGAGAGTTTTTCCCAAATGCTCGGACGCTCCCTCGAACCAACCTCGTGGAAAATTCTTTTTGCTGAACATTACCGACCTGGAAAATATGGAGAATAAATTAGTAAACCTCGTCTACGGAGACACCGACTCACTATATATGTCCTACGACGGGCTCCTGAATACCATTGAAGGGGTAGAGACGATGACCCTGGAGGAGAAAAGGGACATCATCGCCCGGATCAATCAGGAGTTTCTGGATAAGTTCAACGAGAAACTTATGGACGACTATTACGCCTCCCGACATGTGGAGAGTTGTCATAAGTTCGAGTTGGAGACTATCGCCAAAGCCGGTATCTGGCTCGATGTGAAGAAGAGATATGCCCAGATCCTCCTTTGGAAAGACGGTCATAAGTTCGACACCAGTCACCTCCCCCTCAAAGCTAAGGGAATGGAGATCGTCAAGGCCAGCTATCCCAAGGCTGCCAGAGAGATGCTCAAGAAGATCATTTACAACCTCATCGACACCTCGGGGAACGCAATGAATGAGACCTACGGACTCGTTGGAGAGTTGTACGAGGAGTGGATGGGTCTTCCCGTGGAGGCTATGTGTCCCTCTATCTCTGTCAATGGGTACAAATCCTATGTGATCAGTGACAACGACCCCAAGGGGGTGATGTGTCATACCGGTACTCCTTTTCAGGTTCGTGGGCTGGCCCTGTACAACTGGTTCCGTGAGGTGAAGAAACTCCCCGGAGACCCTATCTACGGGGGAAAGATGAGGTATTATGTCTGTCGTCATAGCAAACGACGGGCTTCGGATAAGGCTCCAGTCTTTGTCTTCCAAGCCGGCAAGCTCCCCGACTGGGCTCTGAAAGAGGCTCCTATTGATAAGGAGGCTATGTTCCGTAAGTGTGTGTTGGACCCCCTTAACCGCGTCCTCACGGCCATTGGCCTGTATGAGGTCAATATCAACGGGGGAGTGAATGTGGATCTATTTGGTGACTTTATTTGATGGAAAGGTTGGTATTTGGTCTTAACTCGACCATCTGTTATCATTGTGGATATGAGGGGAAATGGAAGGAGGTCCTCCCGAAGGTCCTTAATACCTTCCCTAACCGCGTCCTTATCAGTGCCGTGGACATGCCTATGGTGGCGGCCAAGGTCATTCATGAGGCCGTGGGAAAAGACCGTATCCTCATCGACTCCGGTGGTTTTGGGTTGTATAAGAAAGAGATGAAGATGGGTAAGGATAACCCTAAGTTCCACGACCACTGCGAGAAGATGAAAAAACGATTCCTCAAGCTTCTCGAGGCCTGTCCCTGTAGTCTCTGTTTTGAGCTGGATAATGAGTACTTCCGCCGGGATGAAGACCTTCTAAGCCCCAAGAACTACTGTCGGGAGGAGGTAAAGGCTATCACCGGTCGTTACCCCGTACCGGTCTTTAAGATCCACCAGGGGTTTGATTACTGGAAGCGTCTCTGTGACTCCCCCGATTACGACTGGCTCGCTATTGGGGGGTTGGCACAGACCCGGGCGTGGCACACCAGGACCGAGGAGATCCGTACCCTTATGGACTACGCGAGACACCAGGGAAAGAAGGTCCATCTGCTGGGCTGTCAGAATGTCGAGGCTTTCAAGGAGATCCAACCGGACAGTGTTGATTACCTCATTTTCCAATACGCTATCAACCTCGAAGAGGCCCGGAAACAGAACCCGGGGGTGGATGATTACAGCCTCCTTCGACCTACGATGGTGAGTCTGGCGGTGGCCAAAGCCCGTCAGAGAAGTTTCCTTTATGAAAGTTATCAAAGGGAAATGCACTAAAGTACCTCACCACCTGCGGTGAACGTAAAAATTACCCCTTTTGTGGTATATATCTACATAAAGTAGCTATAGCTTGTATACAAGATATATGGATATGGATAAGTTCGTTGCAAATTGTAAGACAGTATGTAGCTTCCTCTTTGGTAGAGGGGTAGTCTCCCAATACGGAAAAGTCTATTTCGACTCACCGGAGGTGGCAAAGGTACTGGGTAATGTGGAGTACAAGGAAGTAATGCTCCTTGAGCGATACTTTACTCGTATTATAAGATACCATACGTTTGTAATCCGACGACGCGTTAACAGAAAGTATGAATATATACTCCTCTGTAAGGTTAATGGGGCGGAAACGGTACTGGTGACCCCCGATTATGAGACCGTACTAAAGGCTAATGAGGAGTATACCAGTATGGTGAAGATCCTGGAAAGGCTTGATTGTTACGAACCGGTCACCTTGAAGTTCCCCAGGACCAATATCTGGGGGGAGACCGTCACCGACACGTGGCATTTTGAGCCGATTGTTGGAGGATTCCGATGGAAAGATAGTGCGGGAGACGTGCATATGGATGGGTATCCAGCAATCGTGAGTATGTTGTTTGCTAAGTATTGTAAAGTCTTATGAGAAAATTCAATCCTGACCCCGACTACTCCACCAAGAGGAGCGATCGATTTGGGGAAACTTGTCTGTATATTGTAAAGGACGACGAAGACTTTTCATATACCGAGGTTTACCTGTCCCCAGAATTTCTCCGGGAGTATAGTCTCACCCAGGGTTTTGAGATAGAATGTCTCATATCCACACACGGTATACAAGCCTTTTTGATAAACCATTGGGGTCGGTACTACTTTCTGCTGGCTTACTCACGTAAAGCAATCTTTATGATGATGGTGGAGGATCTGGATGATACCGACCGGATCTTGAGTATAGCTTCGCGCAGTTATCTGGCTCTCAAAACACTCGACCACCACCCCCCAGGTTACCAACTCCTTCTTGACTTTGATATTGTGGATATCTGGGGTAATGAGACGACCGATCAGTGGGCATTTCATTCCGTGGGTGAACAACACTACATAATAGGCACTAAGGAAGGGAAATTTGTGGACATGCTATTCCTCCGGGACTGGCTCTATTTTCTGGTAAAAAAATACCGGGTTACCATATAAAAATCCGGTGGGGTGTTCCCACATATGACTATGGAACGTATTACTCCGGATAGTCTCCATACGGAGCCCAGACCCTTCGGGGATAGCACCGTCAACTACATCGACCGAGACCTGGTGGAGGTACTCACTATGAGCAATAGTCGGGGTACTTGCAACTGCTTCTTCACCACTCGCGAATCCAGAGAGGTCCTTGAGAAAGTTCCTGAGTGGGGGCTGACCAGCTCCAGCCGACTCAATCTGGGGGTCATCACCTATCGGTCGTTTATTATATCCTCGGGAATACCCCCCACCCTCATCTACAATATGAACGGAGTGGAAGGGGTAATAAGTGGTAAGATGGAGGATCTTATGGAGTACGACCGGGATGCCGCAGGACTGGTGGAGTACTTATCCCAGCTCAACAAATATGCCGAGCAAGAGCGTTGGGATGACTTGGATCTGTCCTTCAAGACCACTGATATCTGGGGAGACGAGACGGAGGAGCATTGGCATTTTCGACCCTGTGTGGGAGGGTATGTCGTGGATGGCCCTTCGGGAGAGCGATTCACGGAAAGGTCTTTCGAGCTTACCAAGATGCTATTCAAGAGGTACGTGGGGTGGTGTAAAAGCCACTCCAATAAGTACGATATATAGGTACATAAAAGCCACTGTGTGACTTCGCCACCTGTGGTGTAAATACCCCTATTATGGCCCACAGAACTTTCAAAACAGATAATCGTCGCGACTGCTTTTTCACCCCCACGGAATTGAAGGTGTACCAAGATAATACGATGAGAATCGTGTATGACACCGTACCAGTATCCGGGGACTTTTCAGAGAAGTATGGTAACTACGGTATTTCCCAGTGGTTTCATCAGACTTTCCCGGTGAAGGTCGATGTGTACCTGATACATAAGTTTGAAAACTTTCAGTCTACCAAGGGGTATTTAGTACATATCGGTGACGAGCCAGCCTACTTCAGTGGTTTTGGATATACCTATGAGGAGGCTGCATCCGAGTGTAACAAGATCGTGGAAAAGTTGGAGCTTCGCCTTATAGATGGACCCATGATGGTATCCCTTATGAAGATCGACCAATGGGATTTTGAAAATCATGAATGGGAATTTACCAAGAGTGGATCGAAGTTCCGCGGTTTTCTCAATGGGGAAGACCAGGGAGTGAAGACTAAAAAGGAATGGTCGAAGTATTTGTTGGAGAATTATGACCCGATCCATGGATAATTTTACCCCCGATCCCAGCTACTGCGTAGATATTGACCCGATCACGTGGGAGGTTTCTATCTACAAATACACGGAACACGGTAAACAATGTATTGAATCCTTCCTCGAGCCGGATATTAGGGTGGAGTTCCGGGGGTTTGCCTCGCATGAATTTCGTGTACAACCGGTTTATGACCACACCAGGATGGTGGTACATTACCGGTCCTATATATTAGAACACCAAATTGCCGACGAAGAGCCTACCTATCTCCTCCTCGAGGTGATAAATAACTGCCCCAGGGTATCGTGGAGTGAAGATTATAACGTCCTGTGGAATCGAGCTGGTAGAAGGAAGGAGTTGGTACAGAAACTCTCCGTCTGGGAGAAGAAACTTCCCGTAGAGTTGACCTTTTCCTATATCGATCCGTGGGGAGGGGAAGTGGAGGACAAATGGGTACTGGATAATGATGAATACTATTACCGTACCCCGTGGCAAATGACCATACACCTGTTTGATAAGTATAAAGATATACTATAATGAACTTCACCCCCGATCCTAACCTACACCTCATTATATGCTACGACCATAAGAGTAGTCTTTACCTCCGGGCGTCGATAATGCAAGTACGACAAGTCGGTGGTAATACTGCCATCCAACCTCTTCTCGTGTTTAGCAAGGAGGATACTGCGGAGTACCTATTCCCAAGTATTGATGGAAAATTTGCAATGGAGAGATTACCTATTCCCGGAACGGGCGAGACTTCATATGGAGTCGTTCCCGAACTCGAGGGGTTTATATTAAGACAGACCCAGTATGAGGGTGAAGTACCTACCCTCGTGTACGATTTGATCATTGGTGAGAAAGGCCGATCCCCCGGCACTGGCCCTTTGCTGGTCCTTAAGAAATATCTGGATCTGGAGGAGCTACGGCGAGATGCCAGTAAGTTCATGGGCCTCAACAAGGAGCTTGAGGGGATTTATACCAACGCAAATTTCGAGTGGCACAAGGAATTTACCGATGAATGGGGTAATACTATCCAAGATCATTGGGTCTTTGGTCGCGACTCCAAGGGGCTAGTCGCCCATCTTAATGGGGAGCTGGTGAATATCCTACCAGCGGTGCAATGGATAGCGGTAATATACTGGAAGTACCAAGGCTACCTGTAAAAACCTGGTAGGGGTTCCTATATATTATCATGAGAACGTTTATCCCTACTCCAGGCATGTACCTCCTCCACAACGACGGTCGTTGGCCAGAGTTATACCGAGGGGCTAATTTAATATGCTACTTTGACAACCAGAAGGTCTACGACCTCCTCGAAATGGTCGTCAAGGAGGGGATGAAATCCTATATAATGTTCCTCGCCGAGTTTCCCTTAGGAATGACTAAGTATGCGTCGGTAATGATGGCCATCAAGAAAGGGGATCGATTCATCTACAGCCTGATAATAAACACCGGCCATCGGATATTAGTAAAGATTGGCAGTTCGGATAAACTGGAGGAGTTCTTCGAGTACGAGGAGTCGGTAAGAGCCTCCATCGAACCTCTCCGGGGTTTTGAACGGGGGTCCAATTTCACAACCTCCTATGAAGTACCCAGTATATGGGGTATGACCACCCAGGAATGGACCTTCGAAAAAGACCCCACCGACCCTCGCTGGTACCGCGGATTCGTTGACGGTAAGGATATGGGAGTCTTTAGTATCCGCCAGTGGATTGGAAAAATGGAACTTCGGTATAATAAGGCTTTATAATATGGCAAAATTCATTCCATCCAAAGGAATATCCTACGACATTAAGATGACCGGGGTATATTTCAATACGGTCTACAACATTACCCTTACCACGTTCAAAACCGTTCCTAAGGAACTCACCAAACATAAGAATGTTAAGTTCATGCTAAGGGCCCTCGAGATGACTTCCGTCTTTGAGTATGCATCGGTCATCTTTCACGTCAGTGCCAATTCTGGTCAACTACCGGATGAAACAGCCGCTCCCGCGGATAAATACCTCCTTATGGTAAAGATCAATGGTTATGAGGAGGTGATAGAGAGTGTGGATCTGGAGTTTTTATTGGAGCTTGCCGACCAACAAGACCGCGTAGCCAGAATCATCCAACCCATTGGGAGTCGGGATAAGCATATATTTGAATTTCCTCAGACCGACCAGTGGGGGATGGAGACTACCGAACAGTGCACCCTCCAAAGGACGTGGAGTGTATATGCCTATGACCTTACTATTGGGAGCGAAACCCGTTCCGGGAATGTCAGAAATTTAGCTGAGTACCTATTTAAGAGATATACCCATGGGCCTATTGGATAATTTTTTAGAATACGAATTATACTCCAACTCCGCCGAGAACTGGCATAAGTTTACCATAAGCCTCCGGGATAAGTACACCCGGGAGCCCGAGTACGACTTTTATGATATAGGATTGAATAAGCTATTTAAGAAGGCAAAAGGCCTCCGAACGTGGAGATTAGACCATTACGAGAGTGCTGGTGGTCGTTACCTGGCTTTTATTGTGGAAAAAGATGGTTATTACCTCATCGAGGCTGTCAATGGTGGGGAGTATGTATGTCGAAGTGAGACGGTCGAGCACCTACTCGAACTCTACACCAATCACCTCCAACTCTTCCAGAAAATTAGTAGGGTTTTTGAACAAACTAAAAGCACCATCACCTTTACGAGACCGGATATTTGGGGAGGTGAGGTAGAAGAGGAATGGCATTTTAAGGAACGCCTCCACGGTCTGTTTGCCTTCTCCAGTCCCACCGGATCCGGGATCGGAGCTCCTAATAGTATTACCCTGAGTCTCTTTAATGAGTATAAGAAGATATGGTAAAAATCTTTGGGGTGGTCCTATATATCCTCAATAGAGGCTAGCTCATAATACGAGATATAACTATGGACGACGAATATAGAGTCTCTACAAATAAATATATTTTCTCCTTGGATAGTTGTATTAGATTCCTACCAAAAAGAGGAAGTATCACTCAATATAACATGCCGTGGTATTATGACGTACCATTTGCGAATGCTACTGGTCTGGAAGCTTATGCCTTAAAGACATCAGCTGAGCACATTAGAGCAGCTTTTGAGTTATTCTGGACTACTGACGATGGCGCAACGAAGTCCGCCATTGTTGTGGACTGTGAATTTCTCCGGACCCAGGTAAGTCCTGTGGTAGAAGTTGGCAAAGAAGACCTCGTACTTTGGTATAAGCAGGTGAATGAACGACTGAAGCTGTTGGAGATCCCGGAGGAAGGTGAGATATTTCACAAGACTATTCCCACAGTTACGTTGTGGGGAGAGGAAATACACCATTGGAAAATCATCAGAAATAAAAATTTCATCAAAGACCTTACCTGTTTCCTCAATGGGGTGGATCAAGGTACTATGCCATACCTAAATTGGCAGGAGGAACTCCTGAAGAGATATAATCCATTTATTGCTATATGACCAAATTCCAACCAAACCCCAATATACACCTCAGGAACGTGGGGCATGAATATCAAATCATAAATGGGAATAATGTGGTGACCTTTACCGGAGTGGAAGTATGTTCTTTCCTACACGGTGGTCGGGAGAATACCCAGATAATGGAGCTGCATAAGATAGAGACCAAAAGATTAGTATTCCATTCCTATTTAGTAAGGCATCAATGGGAGAGACTCACGGTCCTGGCTCTTATCTACACTATGAATGGGATAGAGTGTTTGGTCAAACACTCCAATGTGGATACTCTCCTGGAGCATGAAAGCCTTCCCTACGAGGTAGCTAAGACTCTAAGTATCCTAAGCAATGACCAGGACTGTCCCCAGGAGGGTCCGGGCTCCGTACGGAGACTGTCCCTGGAGTTACCACGGAACACCGTTTGGGGGAAGGAGATGGATAAGTGGGAGTTTCGACGGAGTCGTGGTGTTGTAGATGGGTATACGTGTTTCACCGGATATTCCTCAAAATACCCTGACGGGCTCATTATGACCGCTAATGGTTGGATAAGTAATTTGTTTAACCATTATACGAAGACCCTGTGAAATTCACCCCACATAACCTCACGGTACACTCCCCGGTGGGCTGTGATCCTTTTATTAAGGATAATACTCTGAGGATTACATCTGCGCCAGTAGCTGTTCCATCGGTAAGAACTGATAAACTGTCAAAGACTTTTTTCACCTCAGCCGAAGTACGCCTGCGACTCTACCGAGCTCGAGAGGAAGACCCCCAGGTGATGTCCCTGCATAAAGAAAGGAGGAAAAATTTTACCTATATCTCCTATATAGTGTACTTTAAGAGTCGGGATGCTTATAGCCTCCTCGTGAAGATTAATGATATGGAGTTGGTGCGTGATGGAGACCCCCAGCCCCTTTTTGATATGGAGGCTAACTTCTACGAGCTCGCCATCAAGCTATCCGTATTGGGAGACCTAAAGCAACCCATATCTCTTACCTTCACCGTACCAGATCAGTGGTCGATTACCAGGGAAGAGTCGTGGGAGTTTACCCGGGAGATTAACAATGATTTGACCGGTCGAGCTTATGGGACGACCATTAAATACGAAACCACCACGATGGGAGTATATAAATGGATCTACGTCCTGTTCAAGATGTACAGTGAGCTACTATAAGTGGCTGGCCCAGTACTTCATAATCAGATCTCTCGTCTTTTTCATAAACCGACCCTCGGTGAATGCTGCTTCTTTCCAGTGTTCCACGGGGATCGGTCTTATTTTGGCCATCAGGGAAGGGTCGTACATACGCACCCCGAAGTCCAGTTTAGCCTTACGTAGGGTATTGAGGAGCTTACGGTACTCGAGTTGGGAGATCTCCTTATCTACGGCCTTATCCCAATACTTCGAATAGGTATCCCGGAACATATCCAGTACCTTAGCAGTGAGCTGGTAACGGATCTTCGGGGGGTAGTAGTGTATATTCCACCCAATGACCCTCTTACCTTCCGGGGTGTCTATAAGACCGAAGAAAAGGGTCACGGGAGAGGCATCGTAGTACTCCAGCTCTTCGCGAAGCTTCGGGGTGCGATACTCGAAGGAGGCCAGCTGTCCGGGAAGGATAGCTCGAGGTCCGGCAATGGTGAGCTCCTCCAGGACTTTTCTTGCCTTGGGGTCTCTCCTCCCCACATTCATTTTCTGTAGGGGGTCTTTGCGTATCTCCGAGAGGAGGTCATAGTCTTTGGGTAGGGTTGCCATATTCAGAAATCAACTAAAGTTGCTCGCTAATGCTTCGCATTAGAAATCGTACAAATTAAACTGCGTGTCATCCTCCCGAGCTCCACCGGCCGACTCATACTCCGATCTCTGGATCTTATATTGGGTAGTCTGCTTGAGGGCTTCGAGTTGGACACTCGCCATCACGAGGTCGTCGTGACCAAAGGAGGCGGCATAGCTGGAGGAGGTCTCCTCGAAATTATCCAGTTCGGTGAGGAAGACATCACTCTCATTTAATATATCACCCTTTTCGAAACTTTCCTTAAAGAGCATACAAAAAACTTTCTTGTTCCCCGAGGTAATCTTGATTCCGTAGTGCCATTTCGTTCCCCCTTCGTTGTAGTATTTCACCAGGACCGACTCGTCGAAATTAGGGTCCACGGCTTTCAGGGTATGGATAAATAGGTCTCCGTAGGTATTACGTTCTAACGACACCAGGGGAAATTTCAACCTCGGTAGTAAGGTACACAAGGATCTCGCTACGTCCTCCCTACCCAGCGTATTAGAACGGAAGAAACCGACACACTCCAGTCCTTGGGGTATATGCCTATAGAGGGTGATGATGGTGTAGTCTCCACCAACCCCTTCCGCGAGGTCAATAGTCAAGTCTAAGAAGTCCGTCCGGAGCCAGTCTAAGTCGTACTCGGGATGGAAGAACCAGGCCTCGGGGTGGTATACCCCAACCAATTCCTTATTGACATAGGTAGAGCTCAGGGGGATCAGCTTCTTGATGATCTTAGGATTGACCAGTCCGGTGCTCTTGGAGTCGAACTCAATACCGAACTGTTTGTTGAACTCCTCTTCGGATCCGAGGTTACCAATCTGCTTTTTCTTCCACAGGGCATCTCTCTTCACCCAACATCGGTTATCTGGATCCCATTCGGGGACTCTATCCCAGTTGACTTCCATAGCGGCATACTCACTCATGCCGGTCTTGGCAGCCATATAAAGACGGAAGAATAGGTTACGACCATTGGTGGTACTAGTAATCATCATCTTTCCTCGCGCTGCCTGGAGGGTAGGGAAGATATTCCCGTAGAATTTCTCGGCCACATTAGGATTGCAGTGGGCCGCCTCGTCCCAAAGGAGACAGTGCAGCGTAAAACCCAGGGCAGGGGTTGGGGTGGTAGCATCGGTAAGGATACGACAACCGTTGTCCAGTACCATCTCCGACTCGTTCCATTTGTATATACCGGGCTTGAGGAAATGGGGTAGTTCTAAGAAAATCCCCTTGATCTTGTCGAGGATTTCCACGGCGGTCTTGCGCTTATTACCAATCACCATCGCATTTTTGTCTACATTGAAACAGATATAGTGGAGCATATGGATGGCTGAGGTAACGGTCTTACCAATCTGTCGAGCAGCACAAAGGATGGTATATCGATTCTCTTTCAGAAACTGCAGATACTCGAGCTGGTAGTCACGGAGTTTGACGTGCTTCACCCCTTCCGGGGTCATAATCTTACAGTACTTCTCCACGAAATAGGCAATATCATCCCTGCATTTCTTCCACTCTTCGATCTCCTCTACCGTCCTTTCATATACGAGGTCGGGCTTTCGGAGTTTGATATTACCATCGACAAAAGGATTCGCGATGAGTCGTTTACCTTTTACCAGGGCATCCACAGCTATTTCAAATGACGCGCTGGACCATACCACCCTCCTCGACCGTACCCCGTCGGTCTCTTCCTTGACCGGGTTGAATATAGGTCTTTTTGTTTGGGTATTGGCCATAAAATTTTTATTAAATAATGGGAAAGTTTGAGGTCGAGATCTCCACCACAGGTGGTGAGTCAATGAATCGGCTCACATAAACGCGCCAGGACGCGCGATCTCAAGG